TCCTTATGCCAAAAAGCGGAGTTTGTACAGAGTGCGAAGATAAATCTCAATGATGTTGTCAATGAGCTGCTGCAAAGATGAATCGGATTTGTCAACCACTTCATATCGAGCGTCTTCAATTTGTTTGAGCGAGTCTTCCAAAAACTCAATAATGTTAGCCGTCTTTTTGGCCGAATGCAAAGTAATTGGCCCCATTAAACCGTGCCGGCCTTGATAGGCTTCGGCAAAATCATCCGCTGCGCCAATGATCCGGTCATAGAAGATGTTGAGCGCCACATGCTTGCTGTAACTGCGGGTGTTCAAATGAACGCTGTGCGTCACATCTCGAGCCAAGAACAGCAACCCTACAAAATCACACGCTTTCATTGTGGCATCCCTTGTGGTGGCATCATCTGTTGCGGCTGTTGATATTCAGCCGACTCAGGCATCATCTCATTTTGTTCTCGGCCAGGCATTTCGCTTACCAAGTCCCCTGATGTGATCATGCCATGCACCGTACCCAGGACTATATCTTGAATTTGCTCTGGTGACATGCTTGCCTGCACTTGGGCCAAACGCTTGGTTTCGGCGTCGTATGCTTTGATTTGGGCCTCAAAATCCTTGCGCTCCATGTCCTGCGCTTCAATTGATTTGCCAACATTCTGGATCATCTGGTGCATCTGCTCCATCTCAGCGCCCATGGCTTGCATCTGTTGTTGCGCCGCCTGCAATGCTGGATTGTCATCGCCATCTGACATGAATTTGGGGTCAATGGTCTTAGCAAAACGCTTGGACATCTCTTGGGCGCCTGGCCAATCCATATTCTTAACGAACAGGTCACCGGCCACAGCCCACAGTTGAGGATTGCCTTGCAACAGTTGTGCCATTGCCTCCAATGCCTCTTGACGTTTGGTCGCATAGCCTGGGCCAGTGATTGCCACCACGTCGTACTTGCCGACGCCGGGGTTGTAGATTTTCTCCATGACAATCCCGCGCTCATCAACAATCTTGTTAACCGGCTGCTCTTGCTCTGGGTTAATCTTGATCATTTTGGTCTCGCCATCTTCACCGATGATGCGAGCAATGCGCTGGGTGTCGTAAATCTTTGGGATCAAGTCCACCAGTTGGCGGGCCACATGGCGCACGCCGCGAGCCAAGTTGTCTCCGTAATGGTACGTACCTACATCGCCTTCACGCTGGCGGGCGAGAATGGCTTTGCCGCTGCGCTCATTGGAGCCCATGCCCAAACTGGCGTTGTATTGTCCGGTGGTGCTCTTGATGTCTTCAGACGCCCCCGCTTTGGCTTGCAATAGGCCGCTGGAGGCCATCGGGGGCTGTGCCCGCTGGGGTAATGGCAGAATTGCGCCTTGCCCGTCTGTAACGTCTGGATTGACCTCCAAATACGGCCAGTTTTGCGTGTTGGCAGTCTTCCACTGATTTTCGTAGCATTCAAACTGGCCACCGTATCCAATGAATGGCGCTTTGGGGGCCAAGGCCAGCATTTCGGCCTCTTGGCTGACCCAGTAGTTGTACATGCGCTGGGCGTCCTTGGCGTTGCGCACCAAGCCCGACACATACAAACGACCATCAACTTCAAACTCGTTGCCCACGATGCGGATGACGGGAATCCACTTGCCCGCCCACTCGCGCTCTTCAAGAATTTCGTACCCGTTAATCTTGCAGTATTTGATCTTTGGACGATCAGATTCGCGTGACTTCTTAGGCTTGCCGTAAATGGCCCGCAGTTGCTTGTCTTCGGGCGTACCCTCAAACGCCGTGGCGTTGCCGGGGTACAGATTTAGCGTCGTGCGGTCAAAGTCGATATAGTAATAATCCGCGATGCGGATCGTGTCTTCATTGAGCCAATTGCTGATTGACTGATCGCCCACGCCCAGCGACTGCAAAGTGGTGATGGGTGATGCGTCTGGGTACATCCGCTCAAACTCGGCCTTGGTCACATCTTCAGTGACAAAGCACCACTTGGCATCCGCACCGGTTGGGTCTTGAATCGTTGGATCCATGTAGACCGAAAAAGAATTGCGCACACGGCCAATCTTGATGTCTTGGTCGAATGTTTTGTCGTCGCAATACTCGGTCAGCAGGCGAAGGTAACCTTCGCCGTAAGAAACTTGGTTTTCGCAAGCAGTGTCGTAAGCCACATCGGCGTCGCTGATGTACTCAATGTGCCGAATCATGCCGTTAAAAATGTCGGCCACTTCCACGTCGGCGTTGTCGTCCACCGGAATGACCTTGGCACCAGGCCGATTCTGACGCTGATCGTTAGTGACTTGCCTAACGTGCTGCGGCAGTTTGTTGATCGTCAGGCATGGGCGGGCGTTGATGGTCTGACCTTGCACCGCGCCACGAGTGGCCAGCACATCGGCGGGCCACTGCCATTGGTTGTCGGGCGAGCCGGCGTAAAACCGCAGGTCATCAATTTCATCTTCGCGGCTCTCGGCAAGCGCGGACACCGCCAGATCAAGCCTGGCACGAGCTGTGGCCAAAATGTCAGATGCGCTCTTCTTGGGTTTACCGCCTTCGGCCACTGCGCCAGCAGCCGCAATGCCTGTAAAGTCTGCCATTATTTGATCTTGCTAAGAACTTTGTTCACCGTTGCCTTGACATTGTTACCCGATGGAATCGTGGCGTAACAATTGGCAGTAGGCGAATGGGTTTCTTTGTTGCGGTCAGGCATACCACTACCTGACATTTTAGGCTCGCGGCTGTTTAGTTTAGCGATGGGGGCGAGAGTCTTGCTCATTTCTTTCCTTTCGGGGCGGCACGTTTGACTGCATATGCGATTGCCACGGCCTGCTTGACGGGCTTGCCCGCCTTGACTTCGGCTTTGACGTTCTTGCGGAATGCTTCGGGGGATTTAGATTTAACAAGCGGCATGTTACTTCTTCTTTGCAGTTTTGGCCGATTCTTTGAAAGCCTTGGCCGTGGGAGCTCCAGGCGTGCCTGGTTTTCTCATTTTTTCTTTAGAGCCAGCGGCGATACGAGCCTGTTTGGCGTGGAGGTTTGCGTAAAGTCCAGGTTTCATATTAACACTTCCATCGTTTGAGTGAAGCCTTGGCGCGTTCAGCATCACCTTTGGCGTGCTTTACAACACCTTCCATGCGGGCGCAAAAGCTGGCTTTGCGGCCAGCATCTGCCTTGGTCTTGGGGTTGGGTGCTGGCGCCTTGAGGTTGGAGCCCGTGGCGGCGTTGTACTTAGCGCGGCCCTTCTCAGTCAGACCTGCGCCCTTGGACACCGGCAACTTTTCGCCGCGACCGACACTCAATGAGACTTTTTTCATGCGCCCATCCATCCTGTAGACACTGCGCTGCCGTAGTTTCTAGTGGTGCGCTTGGGTTCGACATACTCACGGTGTGCCACTGGAAAGGCAAACGTGACGGCAATAGCGTCAGCAGCGTCGGGTGAAGCAAGACCGCGAGCTTTCATTTCCTTTTTGCTTTCTAAGAAGATTGTTCCCCGTGAATCAGGTTTCATCATAGGCGAAATCAAGTCCGTCTTCAAAAACCTGTCGTTAGGGATACTAGCAGATTTCAGCCATTCTCGCATATCTCCCCACATTTGCGCGCGCATATTGCCGTACATGATCGGATTTTTAGACTTATTCCCAAAATTTATGCCCTTGATCTTGTACCGTTGCTCTTTTAATCGATCAACAATACCCGCCCCTAGCCCACCTTCGTCAATCACGACCAGCGCCGGCTTAAATTCGTCGATTGCCTCGATCACATGCCCCACCACCGTCATGGTGTCGTCGCCCCTGTGGCGCATAATCTTCACAATATCCCGCCCTTGCCGCACCGCAATGACGGTTGCGTCCGCTCCGAACCGCGCCGGGTCTACGCCAATGATGATCGGCGCCGACTGATCCTTGTACTTGGGCCGGGCCATGGCGTCGTCCACCACACTGGACGAAATAAACTGGTCATCGCCCGCACTTGGGAACATGCCGTAGACCTCGACGTGCGCTTGACTTGAATCCGGCCCGTATTCCTCAATAATTCGGTTGTAGACCGCTTTGTCGGTACCCTCAACCGTTCTGGCGTCCACAATTCGGGTGCGCCAAAACGCTCGTTTGGAGTTAAAAGCCTCGTAAAAGTACCCGGTGTTGCGTCGCGGGTTGGAA